CTATCATTTAAGTTGTCTGGTCCTTTTTGGTACTCAACTGTAACATTTGCAATTGTAGTGTCACCTGCTGTTAATTCAGCAACGAATTCTATATTAGACCCATTTACTCTAGTAAATTGTGGGAAAAAGGCATCAAAGTTTGAAGATGCTGCTAATCCAAATGCTCTAACTCCTTCTGGATCAAAGTCTACTAAGTTAGCTGTTGGGAATTGAATTGTTACAATTTTATCACCTCTACCACCTGTACTACCAAATGATTCATCTCCATTTGAAGCTGAAAATTCAGTGTCACCATTTAAAATTCCTAAGAAAGCAGCAGATGCTGTAACAACAGATCCTGCATTTGTACCTTGTGGTAATACTGATGATGTAGTTTCTGCTGAGTAAGCAAATTCACCAGCACCATAAAGACCTTTGTTAAATGCACCGTCAGTTCTCTTAAGAGTTGACTCAGCACCATATAAAGATTCTCCTGCTGTTTGAGTAGTTCCACCTGAACCATATTGAAAGTCAAGGTAGAAAATTAAACCTGCTGGTAAGTTCATTGGTTGAACTGACACTAGGTCTTTTGCTACGATTTCTCCAAATACTCTTCGTACTAAAGGAAGAGCAACACCCGCCCACGCTTCAGAGTTACCAGTCGTAATTGACGTACCAGTACCTGTAGAGCTAGCTTCGTTTACAAGCTGTTTAGCTTGATTTTCTAACAACATAGCCATGTTGTTCTTTTCTGTAGAAGATTCAATACCTTCCAATAGTCCTGATTTTCCCCACTTACCAGCTAATTTAGCTGACTGCTCGGAAAGGACTTGGTAAGGTGAAGCACCTTCTAACAAATTATTTACGTTGTCCATTTTTTGTAAATTTATTAAATTAATATTTTACAATTACTCGTTAATTGTAATGTTTGCTAATTTTTGGAAACGAGATACCATGTTAGATGATTCAGCAATTACTTCTTTTTTAGGAGCGGTAGATGTACCAGCTGCTTTAGAAGCCATTCCTAAGCCTTCTTTCAATGATTTCGTTTTGTTTTTAAAGGATTCTTTCTTTGATTTAGCAACATTGAAAGTGTCCTTAATTGTTTCATATATTAACTTAGCTTCTTTAACGTTTGTCGCATTGTCTAAAGTTTCAACTACACGTAGTTTTTGTGCTTCATCTAATGTGTTTGCCTTAAAGATTCTGTTAACATATAATAATTTAGAATTTAACAAATTAACTTCATTAAGTTCAGTACGAACTGTTTCTAAAGCAGCTTTAGTTTCTTCAAGTTCAGCAGCTAGTGGATTCACAGCTTCTTCAACTTCGTCTTTAGCTTCTTCGATTTCTTCAGTTTCGTCAAGTGTTTCCACTTCTTCGTTAACTTCGTCTTCGTTGTTTTCGTCTAAATTATTGATTTCCTCTAGAAGAGCATCTAAGTCAAATTCCTCACCTTCGTTCAAACCTTGGTTAACATCAGTAGCGTCTGCTTTAACTTTCTGTACCTGGTCTGCTCTGTGGTTTGGATAACCTACTGCTTCATCTATGTCTTCGTCAGCTTCGTTTAAGTCTTCATCTGTAGCTTCTTTCATGTCGTCTTTATCGTCATCTTTTTTAGCTTCATCTAAGTCCTCATCTTTAGCTTCGTCGACCGTTTCTTCTGAAACTTCACCTTCTTCTAATTCTAATTCGTTAAGAATTTCTTCCAAATCTATTTCTTCATCTAAATCAGCTTCTCCAGTGGATTCATCCATATCGTCTTCATCCATTTCCATACCTACTGCTTCGTCCATATCACCATCTTCATCTTCATCGTAGTACATGCCTTCAGACTTTTCGTCTTCGTCATATTCTTCAGTTAGATCTTCAGATAATTTAGCAGAAAGCATAGATTGAAGTTTTGGAGTAAAAGCTTCTTCTAATGCAGCTTTAGCATTTGCAAGAGCAACTTCACGGACAGCTTTAGCGTCAGCGATAGCTTCTTTTAAAATGTCTTTTGCCATTTTCTTTCAGTTTTTCTCTTTCGAGTCTCGTTAATAAATTGTACGGGAAATAAGGATATTAGAATCCTTAATAGGGGTTTGTATAAGTCAGGGAC